GCAATCCTAGTAAACCGTCCCTGTCAGTCGCTGCGATGCTCAAGAACACTTTTACCTCTTGGAGTCCCATACTACTCACTCACCTACTTCTTTTTCTTTTTCGTTTCTGGTTTAACTTTCTCTTTCTTTTCTTGCTCTGCTAGCAATTCCAAAAAAGGTTTGCCATAAGCATTTTTATTAGTTGTTAACGTTTGTTCTCGTGCGTCTGTTAATTCCTTGCTATATTTTTGACCTTTGGCGTATTCAATGCCATCAGTATCTAAAAAAACAGATAAAACTTTATAATCCAAGTGTTTAACCACCTTTCAAAATAGAGTCGCACTAACAACCTAAGCCGTCAGTGCGTTATATTTTTTATATTATGGTGCTGGTACTGTAATCGTTCCAACTACAACGCCGTCTAAACGTTCAGCAAGCAATACTAAACCGTATGCTGTGATTGTTTCAGCTTGTAAACGTTGTTTGTTAATGTCGTGAGTTACTCCGATTAAGCCTAAGTTATCAGTAGTAAAGTCGAATGCTTTGCCGATTTCTCCGCCAGACATATCCACATAACCAGCGATCAAATTGTTTGCTGCTGTTGAGTAGACTGTTCCGGCTGGAATTGAGCCGTGCATAAACACGATACGGTTATTTAGGAAGTCTTGAATGTAAGTCATGCCAAAAGCGTTTTGAGTTGAAATGTTAGCTTGTGCCAAATAGTTAGCTGCATCAATGGGGTTGATGAATGAGATTGTTTCTACATCATCCTCGTCAAACTTGCCAGCAACTGCCGCCCAATTCTGTGCTAGTGTAGCTTGTAAGCCGACACCAGTTGCAGTTCCTGTGCCTGTTGCCAATTGTGCGATCAATTTAGTGCGCACGCCTTTTTGGACTTCGCCAATCAGTTTGTTATCAGTCATAGTGATAGCTTGTTCAAAACCATACTTTTGGATGTCTTCCATTGTTACCGCTTTACGTTTCTTATTCCAAGAGACTTCATGAACAGGACCAGCTTCAAGTTTGACTTCTGATAAGGGAATAGTATCTCCAGGAGCTACTACTGTTCCATCTAAAGTTACAGATGATGTATACGTCTTGATGTTTGTACCTTGGCCCATTTTAATTAAACGTTGAATCCCTAATAAGCTCTCTAACGATTGAAAACGCTGACCAAAGTTTTCTACTAAATCAATTGATAATGCTGCACCTAATGTTGTTGATAAATTTGCTTCTACTACCATTTATAATTCCTCCTATTTTTTAAACAATTGTGGGTTATCTTGTATAGCTTTAATACGTTCAGCGCTATTACGAATACCCATGACGCTTTCTTTTGTTACTGTTTTTCCTGCGGATTGGTTCACTCGTGGACCGTTTCCGCTCAATGCTTTTTTAACGCCTTCTTCTACTCTTGAATTAACTAAACCTACAAACGAATCTACCGCCGCTTTAGTGGCAGTTGCATCGTCTTTAACAACGAACGATAGTAAATCATCGTCTGCATTGATAGAGTGTTCAGCGAGCATCTTGCTAGCTTCTTTAGACAGGCCGTAGTAAGCGTCTTTCTTTTTGTAGTCCGCTAGTTCGGTCTGTAATTGTTCGAACTCATATTGTTTAGCTTCTGATTCGTTCATCTTTGCTAACTTTTGAGCTTCTTCAACTTTCTTATCTGCTACTTTCTGTTCTCTAGCCACACGCTTTGAAACAATTCCTTCTAATTCAGCCTGTGTATATGTCTTTTCTTCTGGTTGAGTAGTTTCTTCTACTGTGTCGACTACAGTTTCTTCCACATTCTCAACTGTCGTGTTTTCTTTTGTCATGTTGATTACCTCCGCATTTTAAGTCTGGCGACTATATACTCATTCAGCTTTTAAGACGACTTCTCATGGATTGGTCGTTTTAGTGCATAAAAATAGCCGTTACTCAATGAGTAGCGACTTAGTAATTAATTAAGATTGAATTGTTTAACCATTAAATAAAAGAAACTAATATATATCATGCCGTTAAAGAAATCATCTGTATTAAAAAACGCTGATACTGTTGTAACGAATAGGATACTTAACAGTCCTGCTCCTAAAGATTTAATTAGCCATACTAATCTAGCCATGTAATCACTCCTATTCCGGATAAACTATTCTCTCCAAAATTTATAGCCTGGAAGGCTGTCTACTCACAACTATTCAACGTCTAGTGTGCGGATAGAACGTGTGGACTAAGGGTTGAAGCGTTCGTCTTTTGTAGGTGTTTCTCTGCGTTTTACAATTTCGGGTATAGATTTCGCAACGTCGTGAAAGTCCGGATGCACATTTTCTTTTTCTTTTGTACAAGGATAATTAACAGTAACAGTAAAAGAAGAACTGCCATCATCGTAATTAGTCGAATCAATATCAATCGTTTCAATCTTGAAAACTTGCACTTTTTCTAGTTCAGCTATCGCAAGTTTAACCATTTCTAAATTAGTTTTATAATTCATTTAACCACTCCTTAATAAGATATGATTGCGTACAATCGGATCACTTCCCTCTTATCGTTTTGTTTTCTGTCGGTTTACGATAATACAAGCGAACACCTCCTTATAACTCTATACGTTTTTTGTTAAAGCAATAACATATGCCAAACATGTTAATTTGTAACCATGATTCTGCATAACGTTTATTGTTCTCTTTATATTTAGTGATATAATGATGCATTTGTATAACCTCCTAAGTTATAACCCTCTAGCCTTTAAATCAGCTTCAAAATCTTCTCTCGATACATAAGCGGAGTACGAACATCTACAATTACTGTGGGCTGGGATAGTCACGCTTTGTTTATACATTGTATCTACATTAAATATCTTACCATCTAAAGGTAGGCATATTTTACACGCCGAAAGTTCAGAAACCCACTCAAGCTTATCCACACCAAACTCTTTAAATGATTCGATTTGTGCACCTGATTGAACTCTAGCTGATTCAGTAATCGCTATACGTTCAGCAGCGTACGTCTTGTTTTTAAAGTCATCTTTGACTAGTTTCCTTAACTCTATACTTGCACGTCTAGGGTTCTGACCATTAATTAGAACTTTACGCATAGAGGATTCTAATCCTGCCTGTAGCTCCGTTTGATTCCGCCACACCCGCTCGCTAAACGTTGCACCTTTGAAATCCGCCGTTACTAATGACTTAGCCACTCGGTTCATCTGTGTTTGAGAGAGTACCGTTTCGCCTAATATGCCGGCTTGTCTAGTCATTTCACCCACAACTTCGGCTGATAATCGAGCAGTCAACAAACGATCTTCTGCATCTGCCAAAGCTATCGTGTTCAGTCTAACGTTATTATTGAGCAATTCTAAGCGGCTTGTTTTCATCTTCAAGTTATACCGCCTTAATTCTTCGTTAGCGCGTGGACTAAAATCTTTCTCTTTAACGAACTTTTTAGCGTTACTGCTTAGCTTTTCAACATCTGTGTCAGATATACGCTTTCTAGCTTCGTCCATGGATATGTTTTCTTTACCTGCATACCGCTGCATGAATGAGTCTATTTCTTTTTGGATGTCATTCTGAGTGTCATCGTATAACTTGATTAAAGCTTTGTTGTACTTCGCATCGGTATCATACATAGCTTGTATGTGTTTCATTTCATCGTTTCTGCGTTGCCAATAGTCACTCATGGTTAATCAGTCGCTTTCTCAAAGTCGTAAACTTCTGGTTCTTTGTTTTCCGCTTCCATCTTAGCCATTTCTTTTATTACATCGTCCACAACCGACAACATGGATAGTTGCGTCTCTTTGCTTACTACACCCTCTAGCTTCATCGCTGTTTCCGCCTCATCTGCTAAATTGCGCGGCATGTTACGTGTGAACTGATACTCGATATTTTGCCACTCATCTTTTAGATTAGTAGGCACGTTTGTGGGAATGTTAAACAGTAGCTTATACCGCTTACTCATAGCTGCTTTAACTTTACGTTGCTTGTTTATTGCTAGGTTATTCATCGGCTGTAGCTTAAAAGCTAACGCAGTTCCCGAAGCGTTGCCGAAGGAATCATCATTAATGTTCGCCACCATAGTTTTTTCATAGATTAAACGCTCTAACCTGTCTAGCAAATGTTCTTGCGTCGTATCGCCATCTGGCTTGTCAAGGAACTTAACGACGATTTTGCTTGCATCGTCTGTCCCATATAAATTAATAATGCGATTGTCTCGTATCTTGGCAACGCCGCTTTCGTCTAACTCTGCACCTAAAATAGCGAGGTAAGCATCAGCGAACGCATCCGCATCATTTGCTTTACCAGACAACACAGAGTTGTAAGCGTTTATCAATGATTCTACAGGCTCATACAACGATGTACGCTCTTCGTTTTCTATCCACTCGACTATTTGTACTCCGCCATAATATACAGGCTTAGAATCGGCAAGGATCGTGTCCTTGCCGTCACTAAGTATGGTTAACTCTTCTGACTCAGTGAATAACTGTCCTTCGTAGCCATCATCTGTCACATACCACCTAACAGCGAACAAAGGGTTTCGTTCAATCGCATCGTCATAAACGATAAACATATCAAATGGATCGTTGGCAACTGTTCTGGTTTCTGCATTTGAATTCTGGTAAACATACTCAAATGCGTGACCGTAGATTGCAGTAAGCTTAGACAACTCACTTTCTTTGTCGGATAAATCATTGCTGTTTGAAAAGGTGTTAATAAATTCTCTGGCTGTATCGTTCTCATGCGTTGCTTTTACTGGTATACCGATAAAGTAACCGTTATAACTATCAACCAACTGTTTAGCGTTGTTAACCACAAGCCGATTGTCTGGCTTGTATTCGTCTTTAGCTTCTTGTTCTAGTATTGGCCCTCTACTCTCGTAAAGCTCTCTTAAACGTCTGTAGCGGGGCAATTCCAACTGATGTAGTTTGATAAACTTGTCAACTACTTCACCTGTGATTTCATTTTCTAGTGGATGTGTGAATATCATTTAACAGTAGCCTCCTTGTGCTCAAAAAATAGATTTGAATGTTTTCATTTTCAACTTATTCTGTATCATTTCGCTTTCCAAACAATAGCGTAACGCATCCAACAAATGGTTATTAATATCTACAGGTTTAGCAATCGTATTGCCGTCTTTATCTTCTTTCCATTTGTAGCTCGTTAACTCTTTAATCGTATTCGTGCAGCTTAAATCAACAACTATCTTATAACCTTGCAACCATTTAATTCCATGTTCAATACTCCCTGGGCCTTTCTTAGCTGCTAACGCTCGTATACCATGCCGTTTTAAATCAGCAATCGAACGTGGTTCAGATGAATCGCACGTCACATATTCTTGGCCTAGCTTATTGACTAACTTATCAGCTAAGTCGTCTAGATGTTCTTGGACTAAATACATTTCATCTGTTACATAGATTAATTTACGTTTAGCATCTAAATGTGTTCGTATATAAGCAGTCGGATCGCTGGAAAAACCAAAATCCAATCCATTAAAGTAATTATCAAACGAACCTTTTATAATGGATAAGTCTTGTTTCTCCCAATTTGTATAAACTAAGTTCCCAATGCTACCCCAATCGCCCAAGGCATATATACGGTAATACTGGTAATCTTGTTGCTTTAAAGCTTCGATAGTTTTAACGTATTGCTTATCTAAAAAGGGATTATCTTTGTAAGTTGTCTTTAACACAAAAGCTTGTTCATCGCCTACATCAAAGAACCGCTTCTTTAACCAGTGCAATTCGCTTACAGGGTTAAATGTCACGGTCATCTGATAGCCTAATTTATTCGCGCCACGCATACGCAAGTCTAACTGATTGAAGTCTTTCTCCGTTATCTCGTTTGCTTCTTCTACCCATATCCGATTGATGTTAGCGACTGATTTTAGTTTTTCCACGTCATCCAAACCAGAAGTAACAAGAGATGAGCCACTTCTACAATGAACGCTCATCTCAGTTTTGTTAATACTAAACACTTTGCCAAGATCGTACTCATTAATCATATCGACTAACAAGCGGAAAACGGATATTCGTATACTTTTGCTCGTTTTCCGAACAACTAAGTATGAATAGCCGTTATTTCTTAACATATTTACAAGTATTTCTTGACCAACAAAGTGAGATTTTCCTGAGCCCGCACCTCCGTAAAGTATGCGATAACGTTTATTATTCTGATGCGCTTGTTTAAATACCTTAGATAGCCCAATGTTAGTCATGCCAATCAACTCGAATATCTATACCGCCGGATTGTTCCAGTCTGTCTAAGAACTCGCCATTCGATTTGCCAATCAATTCAGAAACCTTAATCTTATCTTTCATCTCTGCATCGTCATCTCGTATAACGTTAGTCCAAAACTCTCTTACCTCTTGCATAGTTGCTGTTTTAGAACTTTGTATATCATTATTCCGTTTCTTAACATACGCTATTACGTTAGCATTTGTTAACAGTCTACTTGCATTAGCTCTAGCCACATTGTCCTTCTTAACGCTAGTGTAAGATTTTTTATAAGCATCTGTAGCATTACCACTGATGATGTACTCATCGGCAAAGCGCAATTGATTTTGTGTTAACTTTTTACCCAATTTTCCACCACCTTTTCATGTGTAAAAAAAGCACCTACTCTGTTGAGTAAATGCTCTATATTATTTATTTCTTACTGTTATATATACGTTTGATTGTTTTTCCTTCATCATTCAATAAATAAATGTGGACTAGTCTATTGACTTCTTTCCATTCATCTTTAAAATCTTCTTTTTCAAAAATACCTTGCTTAGTCGTGTATGAAATGTTCTCTTTAGAAATAGTTATGTCACTAATTCCATCGATTAGACCTTCTTGTTCTTCGTCATTCACTTCTCTAGTAATTTGTAAAATCATTATTACGCCTCCTCTCTTTCTGTCTGTCTTTCTTTCTGTCTGTCTGGATATATACTAGAGTCGCTCTGAATGTGCTTAGGTGTAAGTGTGTTCTCTGCGCTCTATGTATATTTCCTACACTAGCATTATCTCACTTAACTTTATCTATTAATATGGAGTAACATCGACTCTTTAAACTGCTTCAATGCTTTGCCATGCAAGTGATGTATCCAACTAATATCGTAGTGCAATAATGCGGCTAACTGTTCAAATGTTTTTAAATTTAAGTACTTTTCCCGCAATATAATGCGGTATGCTCTGTCGTCCATCAAATCAATTACATTCGAGATGTGTATTTTTGTATCCACCAACTTATCTACCTTGTCATTCAGCTCTTCATCACGCTCTAACAACTTCAAGTATTTATCATCATAACTTCCTGCATGTGACTCTTGGACTGTATCTAATCTGATTGTGGATGTCTTCATCGTGATGGCATTCCGTAAGCGACTGATTTCTTCTTGTCTCGAACGGATATCTGAATCAATGTGCCGTATTTGATTTAAGTATTTCTTTGGGTCAAATTCTGTCATGTGTCCACTCCTTTATTTATAATTCAATGTTTAACTGTTTTTTAAACCATTTTTCTATTTCTTTATATTCTTCTTCTGATATCTCTCTATCTTCAAGAAACTCCATCAAACTGTTTCTTCTCGCTTCTTTCATTAGGTAATATATAAACTTATACATTTTTTTGGTTGTTCCATTTTTTTATACTCCACCTCGATTGATCGGATGTCATTTAAGTATTTTTTGGCTACTTTCGTGTCTGTCATCCTCTGCCTCCTCGATAACTCTAATTCCGTATAAGTCATACTCTTTCTCTGTCGGTTCGTCTGCAAGTCGTGCCATGTGTACGCCTTTATTCGAATAGGTGTTCAATGCAAGCGGCGGTGTTTCCTTGCAATAATACCAGCGCGGTCTAGTCATTCGGATTCCTCCAGTAAATACTCGTATTTTTTATTAGCTATTGTGACTTCGCTATATATATATCTCTTTCTTTCAACAATCTCTAATCGTTGAAATTTGTTCCGCCATAATAACTTTCTCTTAATCGCTTGTCATACTCTAATCTAGCTATTTCTTCTTCATAGCTGTTCTTTTTTATAAAGGTAAGGTATTCAATCATCAAGGATTGAAACAGCTCTGTATACTGCTCTTTTTGCGTTTCTGTGAACGCAGCCAATTTGTCCTTATCTTTAGCATACGAATGTGTCCTTGTTGAGTAAAGATAATAGGTCATTCCGTTGCCTCCTTTACAGGTATGAATGCCAGATGCGTTACACCATTCGATTGCATCCACTCTTGTGTGTCTTTCTTGACTTTTTCTGAGATGATGTTTCGGCTACCATCATCTCTTTTGATAAAGCTGTCTAGCATGATGCTGTATACATAGTAGGTCATTTTTTTACCTCCTCTTCTACAACCTCTGCTTCAATAAATGTGATGACTCTATTGTATTTTCGCTTTAATTTTTCATTGTTTTTATACACTTCTGATACTCGTTCTTTGAATTCAGACCAACTGCCTTGATAACAACCGACAGTTACTACATCTAGCTCTACCCAATAACTTACACGTCTGTTTTCGTCAGACGTATTGAGCTGGCATTCAATTACGCTAAGTCTTTGAACTCCAACATTATTTGTACCTCTTAAGTCTACATCACTTAAATTTACACCTTCTAAATTTGCATCTCTTAAATCTGCACCTCTTAGGTCTACACCTCTTAAATCTGCGTCTCTTAGGT